AAATATCACGGTATACATTCATATTATGCCTTGAACACTCTAAGAAGGACTTACACGTATGTGGAATGGTATGATACTATTAGACAATATCTACCTAATAGTTATTTTGACCAAGAGCCAGTTCTAGAGGGTAGGGAATCGTTAATTAACCAAATAGTTTTATTCTAAACATTAATGTTATGAGTTATTCAAGGAATTTTTACAACAAAGAGGTTCCCTCAAGGAACCTGGTTACTACCATCTCGGGGATTCTCCTGATGGCAGTTCAGTTGGTGGTAACAGTTCTTTTGGCTATGGGTAAGATTACATCTGACCAAGTCCAGCCTCTTAATGAGATCTTCACTGGGATCATTACAATTGGGGGACAGCTGGTTGGGTATGTATCTGCTCTCATCCTTATGTTTAAGGCGAAAGACTGAGTCAACTAGGATTAAGGGGGTGGGAGTTCCACCCCCTAAATTTATTTAACTATGTCTATAAGCGACGCTGACTGGGCTAATTATAAAGCCATTATAAATGATGCCCATAGTTTCTTTAACCAGGAAAACATCACCTGGTTGAGGTTTAGTAATGGGCTACAGAGGTATGGTGAAGATGATGGTAGTCAAGAGACTACCGAATCTATTGTATTGAAGTGTTTGGTTAATTATAATGTTTATCGTTCTTGGCCTTTAAGCGAAGAAACAGCTAGTGGGCAATTAGATAAAGAAAGTATCGCTGCTATTTTTAATCGGTCATATCTTGCCGGGCTTGGGTATATAAATGCTAATGGTAATTTCATAGTAGATCCAGGTAAGGATTATTTTATACACCGCGGAGTTAAATATCGCTGTGCTGGGGAAACTCCTGCAGCTCAGGCTAAGGATGAACCCTTACTGATCTACATTATTTTAAGAAGATTAAACCCCCTTACAGGATCAACTACTTACTAATATGGCTGAGAGATTTGAAGGTGGTACTGAGTATGGTCTAAGATCGCGTGGTGGGTATGACGTTGAGATACGACTCGAGGGTGATTGGGTAAGATTTTCTAGGTTAATCAATTCAACCAATTTAATATTAGCCGCTGCTGCAAGACAAGGTCAAAAAGGCTTTGCTGAAGATTATTGTAAAGCAGTTAAACAAAATATTAGGACTGGCGGTAAAAGATTTGGTTATCCACAGAACGAAGGGGAGTATCTTAGGAGGAAACAACTACATGGTTATGGTAGTGTAGCTCTAAAGGTAAGCGGAACCATGATGAGTTCTGTTAGGGTTATGATTAATTCAACCAAGACCATTTATTCAGTTGGTATACCTACTGGTATAAGTAGACCCACTTATTGGCCTTCAGATAGTAATAATTTAGAGGTACATGAGTATGCTAATATTGTAGAACATGGGTTTGAGACTAATAAAACTATAGTACCTGCTAGGCCTGTATTCTCTGATACCTTTAGAATAACTATGGGTGGTAAGGAAGGGATTAGGAAATACATTGAAAGAAGTATAGCTGTGGGTTTTGGAGCTATGGGGGTGATAGTTAAAAAAAGAAGATAATGTCAGATACAAGTTTATCTACAGTTCAAGAGCTAATAGAAAGAAGCTTATTTGAAACTATCAGGAAAGAGGTAGTAGATAAGGGATATCTTCCTGATATCACTCTGTATCCGAATACATCTATAGGTTATCAGGATTATGAGGATGATAAAGCTGTCATTATTAATTCTAGAGGTTTTGCTATTGATATTTATAATGAGGGTTCAAATATGGCCAAAGAGGTTAAGAAAGCACCACGTATTGTCATCAATACCGGGAACTTTCTACCAGGGTCACTAGGGGGAGACCCCCAGAGAGAATTCATTGACCTGGGCCTGGAATACCGGGCTCAGGTTACTCCCCCTCAGACTGTGGATTTTTATGTTAATATCCATTTGGTATCTTCTAATGTAAAAGAGGAAAGGATATTAAATGCCATTTTAGCTTTGGCTTTACCCCGTAGAGGTTATATTCCACATTATAATGATGCAACAGAAACTATATTCTGTAGGTATTTGAATTTTTATAATATGGATGACCACGAGATGGGCATATTGGAGAAAGTTTATGCCTATGAAATACCCGATTGCTATGATAGAGAACCAGTGGTATTTCAGGCTCCTGGTTATACTGGTGGGTTAGTATCTAAGATTACCGAGATATCAGTTCATCCTAATATATTGAAATATATAGAAGGTACTTGGGGGTTTGTTGAAACCGACCCATTGGTAGTAAGGTATACTCCAAGGGGTACTATAAATGCTATGGCTACAGTTCATGGAACTTTAATCGAAGCCTAGTCGGTTAAATAAAGCACAATACTAAATAATGCTTATATATAAGATATAAAACTTAAAAATTAGTAACTATGCCAAACACTGCTAAAGTCCAGTTTAATTTGGGCAATTTTACCCCAGGAATATCTGATCCTCAGCCTGCTATCTTTGCAGTTATAGGGATAACTAAGCGGGGTCCAGTTGAGCAACCCGAACTCTTCATCATAAACAGTTGGGCCCAGTTTGAGAGAATCTATGGTGGGTTAATAGATTCTACTTCTACCTTTCCTTTCCTTTGTAAGAGGGCTCTTGCCAGAGGAGCAAGGTTAAGGGTATGCAGACCCAATGCTGTTTCAGTCGCAGCAGTTACCGCTATTGCTAAAAACATACAGAATGCCGATGGTGCCCCGGTAACACTGTTTCAGGTTCAGCCCAAGTATCCTGGAGCAGATTACAACAACGTGAGTATCCAGATAGCTGATCCATCCAATGGCATTACAGCTGATTATTGGGATATGTATATTACCCATGCACTGGAACCAAGTCTTAATGAGTATTATTACAACCTGCCAAAATTCGTGGATGGCCCCGCCAGTGCTCAAACGGCTTTGGATGAGGTTAAGGCAATGTCTCAGTTACTGAATTTCACATACGTAGATACTACTACCGGTACTCTTATGAGGCCAGCTACCGCAGCTGCTTCAGCATTCACCGGCGGGGTTGATCCTTCGGGTCATGCCGCTTCTGATTATGTAGCAGCTATGAATGCTTTTGACAATGTGGATGACTGCATGATCATGGCTGTTCCTGAGATGAGCACAACAGCTATTAACCAGGGGGGAGCTACATATTGCCATACTCGTAAGGATATGGTATTCTTTGCCCATCTGGCTAACACGTTAACCACAGCAACTACATTAACAGCTGAAAGAACTACCATTGCTAATAACTCACCTTATTTTGCAATGTTCGGTGGTGGTATAAGGCTTCGTGAAGAAAGGACTCTGGTAGAGAAACCTTATTCCGAGATGGGTGATGTTCTTGGTATTGCCGCGTATGTTCACAATAGCTTTGGCCCCTGGTACTCCCTTGCCGGCTGGAACAGAAGCCAGATCCAGGATGCTCTGGGGGTAGTGAACAACTTCGGAACGCCATCATCGTTCTCTGACCTTAATACCATCGCCAACTCTCAGATCAATATGATGGTTCAGAAGAATGGCATCACCCAGATATCTGGTAACTTCTCTGGCCAGTTGGCTAATGACCAGATGAAATTCTTAAGCGTGGTATTCCTAACCATTTACCTCAAGAGAACACTCAAGCCCATACTTGAGCAGTACCTGGAAGAACCCAACGATCCTCTTACCTTTAAGAAGATCTATTACCACCTCAAACCATTCCTCGATAGGATGACCTCACCAGATTACCGGGCTTTGTATAAATATGAGTATTATGGTGACCAGGATGCCAATACCATAGATGACCTTCAGGTTAACAACCCCGTGGATGTTCAGAATGGGAAATATAAGATTAACCTTAAGATATGGCCCATACCTTCTATGCAGGAGCTCACATTCAACCTCATGCTGGTTCAGGGAGAAGGAGTATATATTTCATAAGTAATATAAACAGATAACGATATGGCAAAGTTTGCAAATCCAAGAAAGAAGTTTAACTGGTCTATCCAGATATCTCCTGATCCACTCAACCCCTTCTTATTCCAGAAGGTTGAAATGCCCGAAAGTAGTATTGCCCAGGATGAACATGGTGATACCAACCATAGCATTAAAACTGCCGGTAGGGTAGAGTATGCTAACATCAGGGCTGAGAAACTCATGTCTTCAAGAGCTGGTGACAATTATATGTGGTCATGGCATGATACCTGCCAGAGTTCAGTCATCGGTGGTGGAGCTATACCTGATGTCTATAAGAAGACCATTGTAGTAACCGAGTTGGCAGAAGATGGTGTAACAGTTCTTAATACCTGGATGGCTTTCGGAGTATGGCCTTGCAAGGTAACTCCCACAGAATTGTCAAGGACGGATTCTGGTAATGCTATCGAGACGATTGAATTTTCGGTGGACAAGCTTCAGAGAGTTTAATATTTCGATCCCATCGAATTTAAAAGGGGGCTTCCGGTGGAGCCCTCTTTTTCTAGTATACCAAAGCTTAATAACCCTATACTACTATTCTAAATAAAAATCATGGTTGATCCAGCTAAATTAAATGAAGTCTATGGGGATGTAGTAAAACTTGTAACCCCCACAGGTTTTGAGGTAACCCTTCGTCAACAGAATGGTGATGATGATGATGTGATATCAAATGGGGTAATGTCTCAGGATGGGACTTCTATAAATAAATTTGTTTCTGGTATAGTAGTAGATACTGATTATACTACTAGTCGGAAACTTTCTTTGGATGATGTATTATCCATGAAACTATGTGATAAGTTCTTTATTATTTTAGCCAGTAGGATATACTCTCTGGGTAACATCCTAAGGTTCTCATTTCACTGGGATAATATGACCGCTCCCATAGAATATGAAGAAGACCTTTCTCAATATATCTGGGATTACTCTAAGGATTATTTTCCAAGTGATCCTAGAGATCCTGATTATTATAAGTATCGTATAGCTCCCCATAAATTTGGTGGTGATAAGGTTAGGGAGTTTACTACCAGAACTGGTAAGAAACTTATGTATACCTTTATGAATGGGTACGGTGAGAAATATTTACTTAAGTTAAATCCAGAAGCTCAAAGTAAGAATCAGGAACTTCTTGCCAGGGATTTAAAATTCTGGGTTGATGGTAAATGGATAAAGGTCGAGAATTTTAGGAACTTTACTCCTTATGATATGGCCGATATCCGTAGGGAAATTAATGAAAACGATAAAGTCACTGAACTCATAACCGAACTTCAAAACCCAGTGACAGGGGAAATTATGCCTTACTTAATAGTGGGGACGCCGGATTTTTTCTTTCCTCGGGAAATATAGCCGAAGAGTATTTTTATATTTCCCAAAATAAACTTCATTTTACTTTTGCCGAATGGAAGTCATTACCCGTTAAGAAACGGATGGGGTTTTTGAAAATCTGCGATGATTACCAGGAACGGGTCTTAAGAGAAATTAAAAGCTAAATTATTATGCCTCCAGGAAGTACCAATCTCGGTATCGGGATTAGCATGTTTTTACGAGATGAATTCTCGGGACCAGCTGCAAAGATAAGGTCTTCCGCAGCTAGTATGAAAAAAACCACCCAGGAGCTTTATGATGACCAGCTAAGGTATACTAGAAACCTTTCAGCTGGCCTTGCTATGATTGGGGCGGCATCGTTAGCCGGTCTAGGTTCAGCTATTAAAAAGGGGGCAGAGTTTCAATACCAGATGAAGTTTACCGGTATAGTAACTAATGCTACAGCGGTAGAAAACCAAAAGCTTATTAAGTCAGCTCAGCAATTATCCACTCAGTATATGTTCTCGGCTGAGCAGATTGCAGCCGGTATGAAGGAGATGGGTAAAGCCGGTATGGGAGTCACAGAGACTATGACTAACATTAAATCGGCCATAGAACTTGCAATCTCTACGGATACAGAATTGGCTTCTGCTACAGATATGATGATTGCCATTATGCAGCAGTGGCGATTAGGTTTTGAGGATTCTGCTAGGGTAGCCAACATGATGTCATATGCAGTTAACGCTTCTGTGATTGACATGCCTGACTTAGCAGAGGCCATGAAATATGCCGGTGCTACTGCTATTGGTACGGGAGTAAAGATAGAGGAAGCAACAGCCATGATTATGGCTTTAGGCCAGGCCGGTATTAAAGGGTCTATGGCTGGGGTTGCAGTAGAGAATGCTCTTAGGTATATGGGCCGTGCAGTTGGTAAATATGGTACTGGTCAACAGAAGAAGGCTTTAGCTGATATAAATATGGGCTTAGAAGATTTCGTTGATTCAGCTGGGAATATGAAGCCAATGGTCGAAGTCTTCGCCAGTATGAGGAAAGCGATGGATGAAACTTTCGGTCCAGATATGGGGGTTGAAAAACAAAATCTATTAAATGCTATATTCGGAGTAAGAGGGAAAAGGTCTGCATCATTACTCTTAAGAAACTTAGATCAGTTAGAGCAATACGTTGGTGATATAAATACTAAGTCTGCTGACTTTGCCAGTAAGACAACTGCTGACCTTATGGGCCAGTTACATGCCCAAATGAAGATGACTGCTAATG